GGTTCTTGGCCTCGCCGCTCTTCTCGCCAGCCTTGCGTGCCATCTTGTCCCACACGGGGTTCACGTCGATGCCCATCTTCGTGAAGGTGCGCTTCACGGCGTTGGCCGTGATGCTGCTGGTGCCCCGCATCGTGTCTACACGACGGGCTGCCTGCGCACTGGCGCGGGTCCAGTAGTCCACGTTGATGGGGTCGTCCGCTGCTACCGCTCGCTTGACGTTGCGGATGGACTTGCGCAGGCGCATCTCGGTGTTCTCGATGCGCGTGTCGATGGGGATCAACTTGGGCGGGTTCTGCAGAGCCTTCTTGACGCTGCCAAAGCCAGCCGCGATCTCCTTGCGAGCCAGCGCGAAGCCCTCACGGATGCCGGTAAGGTCGATGGGCACCTGCACCTGGACAGCCTTGGCCATGTCGAGGATGTTCTTGCTGACCATCGCCCCGAGTGGGACTTGGTCGGGCACGGTCAGGGACTGATAGTAGGCGCCTGCGGCCTTGCCGCCGCGCACCATGGTCCGGTTCTGTTCCTCCAGCGCCTTGATGTATGTCTCGGTCTCGGAGATGAGCCGTTCCATCTCGTGACTGGCCTCTGGCACCCAGAAGTCAGACAGGAGTTTTAGGCCGTGGGCTTGGCCGGACCACGCATCCTCTTGGACCTTCTTCAGCCGTGCCAGTTCCTCACGGGCCTCGGTCAGGCCCATGGTCTCCTTGATGGTCTTCTCGCGCTGGCCACCCTTGGCCAGAATGTCTTCCTGCGACCGATGCAGGTCGTCGTTGAGTTCGCTGAGCTCCTGGATGCCCTTCTCGATCTCGGGCAGCAGCAGGCCCACGCCGGCTAGAGCCGCGAGGCGCAGGCCTCCGCTGAAGATGCGACCCAAGCGCGTGCCCGCTCCACCCAGCGCTCCACCGAAGCCATCGAATACGCCCGAAAGCATGCGACCCATGCCCCGCAGTGGCGCCATCAGCGCACTGGTGATGCTGCCAGCCGCCGCGCCCCACTGCGCTCCGAGGGCGGTGGTCATGGCGCCGGGGAGCATGCTGGCAGCAAGACGCGCCCCGAACTTCAGGGCCAGCAGTCCGCTGAGGGCGGCAGCCACGGGGATGATGACGCTGGTCAATCCCGGGAAGGCGCTCGTGAGTTTGTCCACCACGTCGACCAAGCCGCCCATGCCGATCACCAGCATGTTGATGAAGGGCAGCAGGTACTTGCCGATCTTGATGGCGAACACTTGGATGTTGTTGCCCAAGATGTCCAACTGCTTGGCCGTCGTAGCGAATCGCTCGGTGGCCATCTCCTCGAAGATGTCCTCATCGCCCATGCCCTCTCGGGCATCCTTTAGGGCATCCCCCAAGTTGCCTTCCTTGCCGACGGCCATGGCGCTGACGATCTTGTTGAGGCCTCGGGTCAGGCGGATATCCGTAAAGCCGCTGGCGCGCAGCAGCGCGTTTCGCATGGCCCCGTCCATCACGCTGAGGCCCTCGATAAAGGCAGCCATGCCAGCGTTGGCGTCGCCTTCGAACAGGCTGACGAAGGCTTCCTCGGTCATGCCTGCGGCTGCCGCGATGGCTTGGAGTTTGCTGCTGCCCTTGGCCGTCCCGCTGATGGCTAGGCCCAACTCATGCAGCGCATCCTGCGTCTGCTGGCTGCCGGTGCCGACCTCCTTCTGCATGATCAGGCCGAGCCGCTGGAGCGTGGTGCCGCCGGCCTCGCTGAACTCACGCACGTTGGCCATGGCAGCCGACCATGCCAGCAGTTGATCGATGGGGATCTCCAACGCACCGAAGGCACCGCTGGCGCGCTCGGCCATGCTAAGGATCTCGGCCTCGGTGCTGGCACCGCTGATGCCCAACTTGACGATGGCGCTGGCCACGTTGTTGAGCTCGTCTTCGGTGAGGCCCATGGTCGTGCGCAGCGTGCCAAAGGCACGGGCCGTGGAGTCTGGCGTGAGGTCATCGCTGATCTCGGCCAGGATGCTGGTCACACGGGCGAACTCAGTGATCTCATCGGTGGCCACACCAAGGGAGCCAGCCGTCTCGGCCATCTTCGCGAGTTCTTGCGTGCTGATGGGCACGGTCTTGGCCACGTCCAGCAAGCCCTGCTCGATCTCGCCGTATACCTGTGTGGAGTTGGCCAGTTCTTCGTCGGTCAACTCCACGGTGCGGCGCACACCGGCCATGCTGTCTTCCCACTCGATGGCAGCACCGGCAGCCTTGGCGAAGCCAACGGCGACGCCCACAGCAGCCACTCCCCCCAAGGCGCCGAGGGAGGTCATGGTGCCTGCGGCACTCGCACGGGCTGCGTTCAGCCCAGCATTGAAGGCAGCGGGGTTCAGGACGAGGTTGACGACCAGCGTCGCCAGCGTGCCCACTACTCGGCCGCTCTGCCACCGAACATGGCGAACACCGCCATGCTCTTATCGCGCAGCGTCTCCCATTCCTGCGGTCGCTCGTCTGCCTCTGTGGGCAGGAAGTCTGATGGCGTGAACGGCTTGCGTCGCTTCTTAGAGTCGCGGACCGTATTCGCGATCATGCTGACGATCATCGCAGCCCGCCAGTTCTCCACGTCGTAGCCCCACGGTTCTAGCGTGTAATAGGCTTTCCACTCGGCGAACTCGTTGCTACTGATCGCCCGTTGTGCGTGAGCGACGCTAGGATGTCCGAGCGCAAGAGTCAGTCGGAACCAGAGCCTTCGCTCGGGGCGTCTTTTAGGGCAGCGGTCAACTCCTCCACGTCGGTCTGCCCGATACCGCTCAGTCGCTGCGACACTTCGAACACGCGGTCGAGTGCCTTGGCGGACTTGCGGCCCAGTGCCACCACGTCGGTCTCTTTGAAGAGGAGCCTCTCGTCCTCGTCGACCACCGTGCGGCTGATCAACTTGGCGCGGAGATTGGTCCAGTTGGTGTCCACGTCCTTGCCACGGATGTTGACCAGTGCGCGCTCGAAGGCATCCCGGTCATAGCCGGTCATGCCACGCACGCGCACCGCCCCGCCCCACTCTGGGACTTGGACCACTTCCGTGACGTTGTCGACGGCTGCCAGAATCTCGGCAGCCGTCAGGTAATGCACGTTCTCGGTGGAGCCGTTGCTGGCCGGAACCTCCGGGTCTACAGCGACCGCCGTCGTGCCTCGGACCATTACGAGCCGGGTCCAGTAAAGACCGGGGCGCCGCTGGGTCGCAGCGTGGTGTCGGCGCTGAGATGGCCGTCCACCGGGGCAGCCATGCTGAAGCCGGTCACGTATGCCTGAAAAGTCCAACTGGACGAGTCGGGGAAGGTCATCACGTAGTCGTCGAGGCTACGGTCTTCCCACGCCTGCATCATGCCTGTGCTGGGATTGTGGCTGGGGTCGGCGCCATTGAACACCACCGGGAAGGTGATCTCGCCGGTGCGCTTGATGGTGACGAGGAACTCCTCCACGCCATCGGGGCTGTCGTGGTTGGTGATCTCGTCCGTATCCGTACTCAGGTCCGGACCTTCGATGTCCTGGATCTGCGCGATGGGTGTGCCATTCCTCGTGAGAATGGTGCCCAGCGTCGCGACGCCTGTGCTCATGGTGCCTCCATGCTGCTGTGTGGATTAGACGCAACTATGTGGGGGATCAGCTCCCAAGCGCAACCTCGTTGTATTGAACCATGCAGTCGATGATGCGCCGATAGCGGTCTATCTCTTGGTCGTAACTATCAAAGTCGAGGTCCGTGTGGATAGACCCGATGTACAGGTCGCCCCAATAGCCTTGGAAGGAATTCAGGGTCTGGCGCAGGGCGTGGGCCACACGCTCCATCTCGTTGTACGTGTTCGCCCATACGTCCCACTGCATGCGCACGTTCATGTACTTGCCCACGTAGGGACCGCTGTGCGCGTCGCTGTGGACCTTGAGCGGCCCCACAGCAGGGATCACCTGAAAGCACAGGGCTGGCAGCACAGCATCCTGCGGCAGCCGCCGTGGATAGACGCGGTCGCCTACCTCGGGGATGTAGCCCTCGTATTGCGCCCACGCGGCTTCGCTAAGGAGGGTCATAGCATGCCTAGCCCTGCGAGGGCAGCATGCAACTGAGACTCGATGGTGTCCACGACCTCATCGGCGCTGGCTTGGATGGCCCTGCGCCCGCTGGGGTTCGACGGGATGTAGGAGTTGTGCTGTGCGGGGCCGAGTTGGCCACCGAACTCCAGCACGCCCGCATAGCGCGCAGGCTGCTCGTCATCGGGCACGCCTCCCACGGGATGCGGATAGACCTGTGCGAGTGCTTCGTCCTGACCGCCGCCCGCACTGGCCGCACCGATGGCCTTGCCGTTCATGTCGACCTTGATGCTCTCCTTGAAGTAGCCCAAGTCTTCTGGTGCCTCGTCCCGCCATGTCTCTGCCAATATCTCGGCCCCAGCCTTGATGGCTGGCGAGAGCACCTTCTTGCTCCCTACCAGACCAAGGCGCGCGAAGGCAGCCATGACCTCTGGCCCGTTGACGACCTGTAGGAGCGCGCCGCCGCCCAGCGTGACGTTGCCAGCCATCAGATGTTCGGCCTCCGTGCTGTGAGCGTGCTCACCTTGTGGAGCTTGGTGGTGGCCACACGCTCGATCTCGTACTGCTCGCCATAGGCCGTCACCATCATGCTGGTGGTGATGTCTGGGTGGTGGCCCTGCAACACGATGTTCCAGTGCTGCTCGGCCTCCGTATACCGCTCCTGCCGGTTCTCATCCGTGTAGGGCATCACGGTGGCCGGGATGCTGGCCTTGCCGTCGACATCCACATACGTGTAGCCCACGCCACCGCTGGCATCCCTCACCTCGATGCCTCGCTGGATGCCCACGCGCGTGGCGAACTTCATGCGAACACCGGGGGGGCGCACAGGCTCCACAGCAAGTGCTGCTTTTCCT